TCAAATGCTCTTTCCCAATCACCAAGATTTAAACCAGTCTTAATAAGGTATGAAAACTTTTGATATTTATCTGAATCTTGTAATTTATTATTATGTGATAATTGTCCCTTACTATCTAGATATGCTCCTCTTGGTCTGAATGTAATAACTGCATTATCAGCCAGAGTTACATTTGTATCTACTGTTATAACTCTTCCCTGTACATCAGTAACTCGAATAGCATCGGCTAATTTATATGTTGTACCAAATATCAGGGTTGCACCGGCTCTAATATTTTCATCAGTAGCATCTATATTAATTGTTTTAGAATTATTTACTGCTCCATTTACAACTGAAGTAATATCTGCATCTTGGTTCCAATCTCCTTCGGAAGGAATAAGGGTTTGATTATATGGAAATTCTACTTCTACTTCATCGTCAAATAATAATCTAAAAAATATTTCTATTGAATCTGTGGTTCCTCTTAATTTATAGAAATCCACCATTCTTTTATATAAGTTTCTTTTATTTGTTGATGCATTTCTTGGAATAGCTTCAGCAATTTCTTTTTGCATTAACTCTAAATAGTTTTTAGCATTCTCATCAATGTTCATTGCCTTTTCAATCGTATTCATTACATTGGATGGACCAGGTCCTACCCAACTTTTTACGATTGTAGTTATACTAGCACTATATCCATTAAATGAACTTAAACCAGAAACTGTAAATGTTTTACCTATCTCAGATGTTGAATCAGCAAGAGTACCTGGTAAATCATTTCCATTTGAAATTTGTACGTTTGTATTTGCTAATGGAATTGTCATAGTAGAAGATGCACCTTTAAATGAGTGAATCACACCACTACCTAATGATGTTAAGTTAATAGCACTACCACCACTAGTTGTTGATAATTTAATTAAACCACCAGCTGATTCTACTACATAATAGTTTTGATCATCAACTAATCCACCAATTGCTGTTCCATCACCAACATCATATGTTAAGAGTGTACCAATCGGAGCAGCTTTTTGAAAGAAATCCCCAACATTAATTGTATCATTTCCTAAATGAACAATTGAACTTGATGAAGCATCGAATATTTGTTTCTTTGGTGAAAATCCTGTGGGTGATGTAAGTGTAAGAGTTGAATTAGCTCCATCATCATCTGTAAAGAATTCATTTAATTCCCCAGTTGGATCAGGTATTCTAAACCTAGCAACATTATCTAATATAACATCAGTAAATGTTTTTGTTTCTTGGTATATAAATTCATCCATATTCATGAATGTATAATATGCTTCCAAGAAATCTCTTAACTTTTCTTTATCTGCTAAAATATCAGAAGGTATTAATTGATCAATACGAATATGTTCCTTGGTATAATCTAAGGAACCTGTATCTTGTGTTATAATACCTGGTGTTAATGTATTTTTCATTAGCCTTTAAATCTTGATGTTGTTGTATAATTAATACTTCCGCTTGAACCAGCTGTTGCAATTGTATCGATCTCTGGTGTAATATTTACATAAGTATTATCAATTGAAATTAGTTGGTCTCTCTTTGGAGCTAAGTCTAAAGAGTTTGGAGTTAAAGTAACTCGAATAACATCTGTATTATTTGGTGTAAAATTATTTAAAGTTACTGTTCCATTTCCAATATCTAATGTACCAGCATCTGGTATTACTGTTACGTTATTACCTGCTACAACTTTATATACTATAACCTGTCTATTTGTTTGTCCTGATATTGCAATATCTCCAAAGTAATGATCTGTTGTTGGATCAGTATTTAATCCAAACGCTGTAGATGTAAGTGTATATGTTGTGGTACCTGCAGAGGTATAGAATGGAGCAACAAAAGTTAACTCATGATTTTGTGCTTGCATTAACCCATCTACTGTAGTTGTAGGTGTTATATTTTTAAACATTCTTGGTCTTACAACTGTATTCAATATTGCTGGATCAGAATTATCAATTGCTCGGGTTAGCTGTGAATGTCTAAATACACCATCAAATTTATTAAGGTTATTAAAATTATAATCACTAATAGTATCTCTTACAAGTGTCTGTAATTCAACTGATGACCTATCTGTAAGGTTTGGATTATATTTAAAGAATACATCTAATTCTAAATAAGTAAAGTTTGGATCCAATATCTTAGGTGTTATTGAAACAACATTCTTACCTTTTAATATACTTCCAGTAATAGTAGCCTTTTCATCTGTAGTTAATTTTTCTGCAAGGATAGGTTTAATTGCAATATATATTGTTCCATAATCAGGTACGGCTTGGTCTTCACCACCCCATGTAGATATAGAATCAATATTACTAAATTCCTTTTTAATAATTGAAGCATAATCTTCTGATGTTACAGCTCTATTTTGAGTTGTAAATGTAAGTGGTGCATTAAATCGAATTGATTCAGTTGTTTCTTTTTCTACACCACCGGATGAATTTGAATTTGTGGTAATTGTTATATTACTATAACCTCCAACATTATCTACCATACTAAAGGTTGATGCACCATTGGATTCTTTACCTTCACTAATAACATAATCAATTGTAACAATATTATTATTTGTTGGTTTAAACCCAGTAACACCATCACCAAAATATATTTCGAAATATCCTGATGGGTTTTCTTGTAAGTAATAAACTTTTGTAGCTGAATTAACTTCTTTTAATGATTCAAATTTTGTATATATGTCAAATGAAGTTGAGTTCTCATTCTCACGTACGCGTGTACGTAGCGTACTCGTGTCCGCGTCTACATGCGAGAGTTGAAATTTCTGATTCTCTATATCATTATCAACTCTATATTTAAGTGTTTTGATTTTACCTTCAGCAATTTTAACATTTGAGAAAGTATATTTAGTACCAGATAAAGTTGCTTGTTGAGTTTCTAAAACAACATATTGGAATTCTTCACCGGCTACAACGGTTTTTAATTTAGTTCCACGTGGTAAATCTAATACAGTTGGGTGTGTCCCACTTAAACCAGCAATATCTACTACAAGAGTAACAGTTGCTCTTGGTGATAATACACTCCTTGGTACATATCCTAAAAGCTTTGCTCTTGTAACAACATTTCCTCTGATCTGTGCTGAATCAAGGAACGCTTCATTTAATGCAAAATGAGCATTCATTGCGTTATAGTGGGTATTATATGATAAGACATCTAAAAGGACTGATAAACCTGAACCCTCAAAATCATAATCTGTAAATTCACTTTGTTGTTTGAGATAGTTCTTAAGGTTATCCTTTATCTTATCAAAATCTAGTTCGGTGACGTTTAAATTTGTAGCCATTTTATCTTAACCTTCTTAATACTATTTCGACACTGCCATTAGTGCCATATTCTTTTATTTTAAATCCTACTGTAATTCTATATGCGTTATTATCTCCATCATCAATAATCTTTACAAATTTTGTTATAACTCTTGGTTCATACTTTTTAATACATTGAGCAATATTTTCTCTTAATTCAATACGAGTTAATGCATCATTTGGTTCAAAGAGTAATCCTCTAAGATTAGCACCTTTATCTACTGAAAAAGGTCTTTCATAAAAATTACTTACTAATAAGTTTTTAATTGAATTCTTTATGGCATTATCATCCTTTAAAGGTATAATATCTTTTCTAATTGGATGAATTTTAAGAGACAAATCTAAATCTTTATAACCCTTTTTATTGGCAGTTATTTTTGCCTTTTGAAGATTACCTGTTATTGATTTATCTGATTGTATTAAACTTGCCATATAACTATTTATACCTTTTACTTAGTAGTTTAGCCTAATTTCTTTTTTCTTCTTGCAATTGCTTCAGCTGCAGCGGTAGCAAAATCGTCTGATTCTTTATAAATGTTCGGTCCTGGATCTGCTTTTGCAGCATCTCTTATTGCATTATATTCTCTTTCCCACACTTGTCCTTCCGATTTATAATCCCATGCTACTACTTTAAATTTATCTGAATATTTTTCTTGTAATGATTTTAATTCTTCTTGAGTATAATCAAATCTTTTTTGCTCATCAAATGTTGATCCACCTTTTTCTGCTAATTCAACC